CCAATACGTTACTACCCTGTACATTATTTTCCATGAATGTCTTCCGCTGTTCGGCTTGCCAAGCAGAGTACATCGTTGGGGTGGCGTTCTCTTTATCAGCCCACTTAAGATAGGCCGCAGTGTTAGTCTTTGTGTATTCATTTGCTAACTGCTGTCCATGCTCACGCTCATATCCTTGTTTATACCAAGGTGATGCACCAGCGGGGACTACACCTTGAGCAATAGCCTCTCTGAAGTCTAGCTTGCTTTGTGCGCTTTTGGCCTGTCCCTGAATAACCTGATCATCGGTATAGACCCCATGCTTCACATCCATGAAGCGACTCACTGAACCAGAGAAGTCACCCAGTGCCTCGTTTAGTTTCTGAGCCTTCACGAAGGCAGCGTTGTTATCTTCGGGTTGAACAAAGGTGTCCACTACCCGTGCAGCAGGAGTTAACTGCTCTGTCTTAGGTAGGTTTTGCTGTCTAACTCTTGTCATTGTTATTTTCCTGTCGCGGTGTACTCACAGGCGTATTAGGCAATATGAGGGTTTGGGGTAGGTGATCTAGTTGCTGTGGGTGAGGCCGTCCCCCATCCTAAGTACCGAGTACCAGCATCAAGGGTTGAACTACCAATAGACAATGCGCTAGCATAGGGGTCAGCACCCGACGAAATACCATTACGTGCATTTGTCACACGATTGAAGTAGTTAGATCGCATGCCTTTCTTTTCCATAGTTCGCTGTGCTGCTCTTGCTGCACTATTTACATTTGCTATGTTTGTGTTCTGGGCTAGTTGACGCTGGTAATCACCGAGTAGGTTACCTACTGAGATACCCCCAACACCATTCTCTCCTGCACTAACATAGGCGGTTGATTCTAATTTAGCTGCTTCAATAGCACTCTGAACAATGTTCTCAGTCGCTGCATCGTCTTGTTGCATTCCCTGAAGTGCCAACTGCTGGTACTGGAGTGCTAGGGCATCTCTGCCATTTTCTTCTGCTTGTTCAGCAACTCGTTGCGTCCTAGCTTGCTCCCCTTTAGCCGCCTTCCTTGCGGCCTGTGCGCCCATTACGGACATGCCCACTTGGACAGCAAACATTGCTCCTGGATTACACATATCTATATCCTCACTATTTCGTAGAATCGACGCTTCTCAACGCCATAGTCTTCGATTGTTTTAATAAAATTAAACCCCATCCATTTGACCCACCTAATGTGTAGGTCATTCCGTGCATCGATGCAGTTATAAAGTAATGGATACAGCGTCTGAAGGTGTCGTATGTAGGGTCTGCTTTGACGGAGAAACGACAGGGTGCATCGTTCAATACCTGCTGTTGCCATCATCCAGATAACACCATTCTTGCTCCCCTTGACGGGGACAACACCAAGTATTCCTACTACAGTGTCCTCCTCGTCAACGACAGACATACAGATCTCTGACGAACTAAACCCATGAGTCAAAGCGACTAACGGGCTTATGCCAAACCCTGCCTTAATCTCCGCAAGGTCAGCGTCTCGTAGGTTCTCAGCGAGATACTCAATATCCGCAAAGGTTGACTTCCTTTTTCGTACCTTCATATACGCATACCAATAGGAGTAAATTCAGCAACGTAGTCAACAGACACAAAATTTGAAGGTAAGTAACCATCGTTAATGATCTCAATCTTGACTTGGTCGTTACGCGACATAACAGGAAACTTGTAGCGTCCTGAGTCCAATACCATCTTTCCCAGAACATCAGCACCAACACCCAGCCGTCTACCTGTATAGGTTGAGACTGAAGTAGCGCGAAGATCTGGAGTTACTTCAACCCTGAAGTAATTTGAGTTGTCATAGATTAAAGTGAAGTACCGTAGCTGAAAGCGTCCTGAAGCGTTAACCCCCGCACTATTGCCTGTGGCATTCTCTTGGACATTCTGCTCACCAAAGACATACTTTTGTTGATAGATCTCACCCACATAGAAGTACTGTGCTGTTATATCCCCCTTCACTACAATGGTAGTTCCCGATGACGATACGATCCCCATAGAACGACCTGCTGTATTGTTCCCTGACGCTATTGGCCTAAGTACAACACGCATATCACCCTCGATTTGGTAGGGTACTGTCACCGTGGTCTGATTAAGAAAGGCGTTGTAGACCATCGTCGTGTCGGTCTCAATTATTCTCCGATCTAAGTGCGTGGTATAACCTTCATCTGTGTATAGATCTGAATAGGTATCGATATGTCCTGTCTCAATCTCCATACTCTCCAGGTATAAGCCATCTGCATGTTGGATTAAGAAGTAGCAAGTGTTCTCAATGAACTCCAAGTTCAATACTTTTGCATTGGCATGGAATTCCCAAGCACCCCAAGCACTCTGTAGTTTCTGACTATCACCACCCCAGTAGTACTTGTATAGGTACACCCGATTTAGGTTAGCATCAGTCTTGACGAGGATCATGTCCTCATTACCCGCTGCGGCTAACTTGCGTATTGCACCTTTAATATACTGTGGTACATGGCTCGTTACTTCTGTAGCCTCCTTACCCCTTGAGTCAGCATTAATGTAGTACTCTCTTAAACCAGAGTAGCTACCTTTGTTAACACCGAAGTAAACACGCTGACCAATGCCTATAGGTTCGGCGTAGTTAGATGATTCAAAGGCTGTGGTCTGACTAACACTCACCGTTCCCTGTGTCAGTACTTCCGTACCAGAGAGGATGAACTGTGATTGATCCGAGAAAAGTAGGAGACTCTCGTCAAAGGGTATTGCATGCCTTAGTATCGAGACTTTCGTGTGTCCCACTGATACGTCGATAGGCGAGGCATCTAGAATAGTTGTGACTGTTGTAGGGAAGAAGTTAAAGTACGATCCCGCTTCACTCAGTACTACGTTCTGGTCTGAAAGAAACCCAATACGGTTTTTATAAAAGAAGATATCGGAGATACCCTGCCCAATAAAACTAGGTGTTGGTGCGCTAATCTCGTCACCAACTATTCTGTCCCCCCAAGCAACTACCTGAAAAGTAAATGTGCCGTTAGAGTTTCGGACTAGTTGATGGGGCATTGTCGCGCTATTAATCTTGTACTTGATACCAGAACCAACTGTCTCTTCCCAGTAGCCCTTCGATGAGCCGTAGACTGTGCCTGAACCTGATGTGGTGCTGATGAACTTAAGGTAGTAGTTATCAAAGTTTGAACTACCGTCACCAACAACCTCAACTAAGTAGCCGTTAGGTGCTGTAGGGGGTAGGTCAGAGAACTTCTGAACTTCACCTTTAAGGACGCTCAGTCCTCCACCAGCCAATGAGTCCAGTGTTGATATACCAAAGTCTGCGTTGTTCACACGTTTAACATGAACCACGTTACCGCTTGCTGTGGCAACATAGTTGGTGTCCGTGAATCCTGCTGCTAGTGCTGTTGCAATCGCTGTGGTTCTGGCTTCAGCAGCAACGGTATCTGAGACTGTGACGGATGAGAAGACTGCTTCATCTTCCCTAATGATTTTGTACTCTGCGCTGTAAGCCCCCTGAAGAACATTAACCAAAGCGGCGGGTGTTGCAGAGGGAGACAGTGTTGTTGCCAGTGCTGTCAGTGTTAATTTGTTAACAATGAAGGTGTGATCAGCCACGGTAACTGAACGGAAGGTGTCACTGGGTGTTGTTGCAGTCAGGTAGCTCTTACCGTTTGGAAAAAGTACTGTCTTCTCGACACCAGCTAGGTCAAATACCTTCAGGTCGCCATTGGTTACAATTACTTGGTAACGCTCAGTTGTGTCGCGGTTGATTGTATAGATGTACGCATCAGTGACCTGCCCGTTGATAATCTTAGCTACGCTTTTTGTTGGTGGACGTTTAGCCAGACCTTCAGTCACGCTGGGCATACAGTTGATCTGCTCCTTTGACTGAGAGGGCAGTCTCAATGTTGGGGACTGCTGCGATACACCGTTAATTAAATTTGGTATTGAGTCTGAGACTAGCCCCATGAGAGACCTCCCTCACGCATCAATGCAGCCGCCGTATCTGCACTGTCAAATATGTTATGTTCAGCCGTGATGCCTTCTTCGTTCACAGCCTGTGTCCATGCATCCTTTTCTTCTTCTAAGGTGAATGCATCGAGTGTGTCTGATCCCAACATTCTCTGTTGAAATAAACGTGTTGCACGTATTTCTATGTACTGTCGGGCTATCTCTGGTAGGTCACCAAAGTCTAAAAGTAGTGTTATAGAAACCTTCACCGTCTTACCGATGTTGTATGACCTACTCTTCTTGTCATAAAGTTTGAGTCCACGTTGAACAACATCCAAGTTTGAATGGTTCTTTGACTCTATATCCACGCTCAGTGTTGTAGATGGGAGTTGGATAGACCCTGAAGTGTCGGGTGTAATTGGGTAGTCATATTCTGTATTGAAGTGCCAGCCTTTCGCCTGAAATGCTCTGCTGGTTCTTGCTAGTAATTTAATTGCAATAGAGACATCGACTACATTATTGGTGTTAAGTAAAGTGCTGACAGGAGTCTCACTTATCGAACTTAACATGGTGTTAACTGCACTTAGTTCATCTGTTAATGTTGCCATCGGATGTCCTTTAGGAAAGTGAAAAAAACAGGGGAACTCCAATGTTAGGAATTCCCCTGTAGGGTGAGACTCTAGGTCAGCCTATGCTGCCTTTGAGATCTCGATTGCCGCTTCAGGTCGGCAGATGCCATGACCCATCAAGTACTTGGCAGTCATTAACGTGCCGTTGTACATGGTCATGTAGTCGCCGCTATCATCGGTCTTAGAGACAGCAAGATCTGCCATTTTCACAGTACCGATTGCAGAACGATGGAAGCAAACGCCAACAACGTCTGAGAAAGTACCTGAATAGGTGTTGTTCTCGCCTGTTACGCCAGCAATCACTGACTGTGGGACATTGTTCGATTTAACGATTCCAATGCCAGCAGCCGTCTGGATGCGTCCACCAACGAAGTCACCTGTTGCTGCACTGTAGTCCTTATTTAGTAGGTCTTTATTAGTGAGCATCAAGTAGTACTGAGCAGGTTTTAGGATCAAGTGGCGATCCCCTTCTGGGACATCCTTCTCATCGAAGGTCTGTGCAGCGTTGTAGATCAAGTTAGTCAGAACAGTGGCATCATTGTGTGCCGCTGTGTTCTTCAGTAATGAACCACCGAAACCACCTGTGACAGTCGCAGATGCACGGGCAGCAAGTACTGCTGTTTGCATAGTCTTCTTGTCATATTCACGACTAAGTGCAGCACCCATTTGCTTGGTGTATTCGCCGCGAATGTCGTAGTGGTTCTTTAGCTCATCGATCTTAGCAACGAAGATATCTGACACGAGGAAGTCATCGATGTTGATGATTCGCTCATTGTGTGCCACTGACTGTGAACCTAGTAATTGAACCCCAGGTGCATGATAGCCAGCACCAGTTTTCCATGTTGCAGGGAAACTAGCAGACTTGCCTGAAGTGATCGTGCGTGACATGTGTAACTCTTTCATGACGTTTGTTTCGTCAAAAGCAGAGATTACTTCGCCAGCGAAGACCTTTAGAAATAGAGCGTTATCTTGCGCCCATGATCCGTTCGTTGTTGCGTTTAACGTACCAACACGGCTTGGAGTAGCGTTAGCCATAATGTTTTTCCTTATAGATTATTAATGATAAAAGTTTATTTCCATCTTATTCATCAACACAGTCCACAAGAGTTGTCTGACGTATCAGGCTAGTGTTTTATGATGTGATTTTTGTGACGGTTAATCACCCTCTAACGAGAGGTGTAATTATTCTTCTACCTACCTATAAGTGTTACCCCCGTGCGCTAACACGAGGGTCGTTCTCTTCGATCAACCTTTCTTCATTACCTGTGTGACTTGAGGCACTATCTTCTCAGCAGATCTGCCGACAACATAACCTCCAAGACCTAGCTGTAGTAACAGCCACGCTTCGCCTGATAGACGGAACGTAGTCACTCCGAATACATCAGCAACAACCAACACGAGGAAGGTTAACATTGTGATGGGTCTCCAGTTGCGCTGTAGCCATGACTGACCCTGCGCTTCAGCAACGATGATGCTGGACTTTGCTTCTACTATCTTTGCTTCGTAGTCTAGGACTTGTGACACTAAGGTACTTTGCATCTTGAACAATTCACTTTTAATTACGAGGCGTTCCTCGTCACTGGTGTGAATGTCGTCTATCAACTTAGCCACTGGTTCAACTAATCCTGATAGCAAGTTCCATGCGCTCATAGGTTTCTCCTAAAAGACGTTGGATCTACCAACCTTCTTCATTACATCGTGGGTGTAGGCATCATCTTTACCATAGCGAGAATCTTTCATTGCACTGGTAACTTCGGCAACTGAACGAAAGGCTGAGAAGTCTGTACCTGTTTCACCACCACCGAGTAGAGTAGGTTCATTACCCTCTGCTGCGGTGTATAGGCTGTTAGCCCACGATACGGCTGCAAGTGCCTGTTGCTTATTACCTGCACCAACCATGTCGTTGTAAGTCTGTAGTTGGTCAGGTGGCATGTTTGCTTTAGCCCACGTAGACATTGCATCGAAGTTCTCAACTGAGCCTTTAACCTCAGAGATATCAGCTTCCTGTAGTTGAGCTTGATGCTCACCAATCTGTGCGCCAGCTAAGTACTGATCGACCATTGCTTTGTCATAGCCAGCCGCTTCCAGTTTGGTATAACTATCTTCAGACAGACTGCCGTTTTCTTCGATCTCCTTAGAGAAGTCGTCCTGATTCAGCCCTGCACTCTGGAGCGTCTTTTGAATGGCACTCTCTTCTGGCTGGTTCTCTTCAGGTGGTTTCTCAACACTGCGCTGGTTCTCAAGTTCGCTGTACGATTTAAGTAGCGCGTCTTGGTTGACTGAGCCAGTATCAACATCCCAGAACTTTTCGGGGACATGTTCAGGTCTCTCATTAACGGTGGGTGCAACTGGTGCAACCGCCCCTGTCTCAGGACTTGATACCGTTATGTTGTTTTCATCCGCCATAGTTAGTGATCAACCCGTACAGTGCCATCACCTAAACTAGCTTTACCTTCTTTTGGTGTGACTTTTACTGGCTGTCTTGGTGCGTCCATCTCTGGAGTTTCCTTAACCTTATCCTTGGACTGCTGTTCCTTCTTGCGTAATGCCATCTTGTTTCATCCCTTCTTGCATTAAGTTTGATGCCGCGCCAATACCTGGGGGTATAGCGGATTTCAACATCTCTTGTTGTTGTGCTTGTTGCTGTGCTTCCAGTTGTCTCTCTTCTTCTTGCTGAAGTTCTTCGTCTGACCTGATTAGGCCATCGGTATCTAGTCCAACTGCTGTTGCTCTACGGGCAATATAATCACCCACATTCACATACTTCTGGAGTGCTTCATCGCCAAGAGTCTCGCGTATACCACCAATGAACAGGTCTAGCTTACGCAGATCTTGTCCTCTACCCAGTGCTTCCATACCTGTAACGATAGCGGGTTTAATCGTATCTTTTGGTAATGAGGGGAGACGGCCTTTGCGCTCCATGATTGCCATACGTCTGTTGACGTAAGGTAACTGTAACTCTTGTGAGAGTAAGGAATAGACCCCACCGAGGGTGTCTTCAAGTTCACCAGCCATATACTTTATTTCTTCTGCTGTAACACGCTCACCTTTACGTTGAACTGAACTGTTAAGCATGAATGCATAGGACAGACGTTCTTCGATACGCTGCATGGTGTCAAGGGTTACCCTGAAGTCTGCATACTTGTCTAACTGGAGTACTGTTATGTCTCGCATAGATCCTTCACGGATTGCACCGTTAGGGGATTCAGCAAGAGTTTTAGCTCTCGTTGTCCCGTTGGGATCAGTGAGGAAAAGCACCTTTGCCGCAGCAGCAGAACCTTCCACTATTGCCTTAGTGAGTTTCTCCAATGAATGGAGGTCACCGTAATACTCTTCAACGAAACTACGTCCATAATCCTCACCATCCACCTGAGTGAATCGAAGGAACAACCAAGGTGATTTATCAATTGGGAAAGTCCCGCTGGATTTAGGTACAGTCACCCCTTTAACTTCTTGGTGAACATTGAACTTGTCGCCAGTACGCTTGATGTGTGTGAACAGTGCTACTGTCTTCTCATCAGTTTCTTTGGCAGCAGCGTTGACCTGCCCTCTGATTTGTTCAGGGACAGAATCTGGTGAAACCCACTCACGTACTACTGCTTCAATGACTTGACCGTTAGGGTCTCTCTTCACCACGAACTTGTCTAACTGGTAGACACGGATCGTTTCGGTTATTGAGTCAATGTATATCAAAACACTACCAACAACGATCAGTTGCTTCAGTGCCTCAAAGAGTTTAATTCGATCACCTGATGTTTCAATCTCTCCCATCACAGATCGCTCTATGGTGGCAAGTGACTTCTCTACCTGCGTCTTTATGGCTGGGTCTTCTGACAGTTCAGCAAGAGTAGCCTCGTCAATCTTGAGTCGAAAGAAAGGTGAGTTGGGTGGTACTAAGGCTAATAATAGTTTACTAGCTAAGTTGTTGACTCCTCGCGCACCAATACCCTGAAAGGGTGTGGCGAGTCTTCGTGTGCTTCTCTCTCTTGGGAACAGGCTAGGAATTGTTAGTTCAGATGCGTCATATGCTGTCTGAACATAAGAATCTTTTGTTGACTCTAGCTCCCCATATCTACTTTCAGCTATTCCATCCATTTTAAATTCTCAGTGAACTACTGCTAGGTTGGGGTATGTTTAAATTTAAAGCGGTCTTGTAACGTCCTGCACCCTTTCTGTTGGCTTGTGCCAGACTCTGGTCATTAAGACCTGTACGCTTTACGCCTTCCTGCTTACCTTCTGAACCTGCTGAACCTAAAGTAGGTGAACTTTCTTCTAGGATCGGTTCAGGGACTACTTCTGCTTCTTCTTCAACTATCTCTTCAATTTGTTGAACAGGTTTTTTTAAAAATGATCCACACATTAAATGATCCTCAGACTTGCGCCTTGTGCTTGGGGCGTGTTTACATAAGTAGGCTCATTCAGATTCAACTTCAGTTTCTTTCTCAATGATTTTGTGCCTTTCGATTTGATACCACCTAGCTTATCGCCACCCACACTTGTTTGGAATCGGAAAGTAGGTTCGTCTACAGTCTCCTCAAGGAGTTCGCGTTTCTCCACTATTGTGGGTTCTGTTGATGGTGCTGAATAACTTGGGCCGCTCATACACATCTTATTATCTATCTCCTCGTTGGTTGGCAAGTGCCTGTTGTAGTAAGTCAACTACACTTCGCTGCCCACCACGCCACTGGAGTTCTTCCACAGTCTCTCCCTTTTGAGGGGACTTTGAAGGAATCTGTTGGTTGAGGTAGTTCACTAGTGCCTGTGAAACTTGGGGTATTTTTAGGTCATTCATATTTTATATCTCTTACAGTGCAATTAAACTTCGTCTCACTAGTGCAATTAAATAAAAAGCGAGACACATCCCTGTGTTTCACTCTTCACTATTTAACGGATTGGACACGCCCCTGTGGTACATTCTTCGCCTTGAATCATCTCGTGGGAGTTACCCATGTCAATGTCAATTGGCTTAAGTGTTGCCGAGTAGGTAGCGTAGGTTTCTGCCGTCACCACTTCCTGTGGTAGGTAGGCATAGCCCAAGTCTGTGGCGGTCTTAGTTGGGTCAGCACGTAGTAGCCAAGATACACCCACATAGGTGTCCCAGTTTTCGTGTAGCCATTCAACTATGGCAGGTACTTCAGACGGGTCATAGCTCACAGTGATCGAGCAGTTGTGATCAACATAGTTATCCATAACCATCTTATATCGGGTTAGCTGCTCTACTGCTGTCTCAAGGTTAACGTGGAGTGTTACCTCATCAATCACTACCTCACTGAATTCAACATCATCCCACTCTACAGGGAAGGTGATAATCACAGCGTCAGGGTCAGTTGGGTTAGGCATCACAGCGTAGTTAGCCGCTGTCAGCAAGTTAACCAGTGGGTCATGCTTAGAGAAGTTAACATTGTTGAAGATGTACTTTCCGAGGGGACGGTGGATTCCTTCTGTCGTATCCATACATTTGCTCAGAGTCCCACTTGGCTTAATTGTTGTGATTGCTTTTGCTCTAGGTGTACCCAGTTCATCAGCCATTGAGTTACAACCCTGATGGGCAGCAGCACGTAATGACTCCCACGCCAGAGGATCATCCTGAAGATCCCACCGAACAATGCCCGTAACACCTACGCCACACAGACGGAGGAATTCGTTCAGTTCATGCCATGCATCCTGAAGCACACCATCACGTAAGTTCACGCAAGTTTGACGGTAGTTAGCCCGTGCAACTAGCCAATGCGCCCTGAGTAAATCAACCTTATTGTCGTTGAAAGCCGCCAGATTGGTCTCTACCAAGTTACAAAAACTCTTATTCCCAAGCAAAATCTCAGCGCAAGGATTCAGACCTTTAAACCAAGGCGCACGTTTAAGTGCTGAAGCCCCATTAATGAACCCAGGTTCTGATCCACCAGCATCTAGCATCATCTGAAACAGCCCACGTAACTCTAGTTTTGTAGGCCTTTCATAGAAGACCAATGAGTTGTTACTCTGGTATCGCTGGTTGTTTTCCTTCCACGCATCCGCCTTTGCAGAGGCAAACTCTTCCCACTCTGGATCACCAAAGTTATGCAAAGCAATCTCAGCAGAACGTCGAGAGGACAGGACAGTGCCTAGCCAGTTCTCCACATCTAGAAGGTCAATACGGGTGAGCAACTTCCCTGCCTGTTTGTTCATGATCTGAGCGATAGCCACGAGAGCCGTTGCCAATGCACCATCACCACTTGAGATCCAACCATAACCCTTCAGACGATCACCCGCAGGACGGATGTTGGTTAGGTCAAAGATGAGTCTCGCACAGGTATGCTTGCCAGCTAACAGTTTACCAAAGGCCTTCGCCCAGGATTCTGCTGAGTCACCCACAGTGATAGTCCACACCTTTGTGTAGGCCAAGTCCGTATAGACCTGTTCGTTGTTATGCTCCTGCCCACCCTTCTCCGTTCTGCTGCTTCGGATCACTTTGATCTCAGGTATCCTCTTAGCGAAGCCATTCAGTACACCTACGTTAGGGCGAAATCCCACGCCACATCCTTGTAGCAACAGCCATATGGAATCAACCACATCGTGTACTGTCTGGATCTCTCCGAAACTACAATTGAACTGAGAGGCCTCACGTTTGCGAGACACTTCAGTACCGCCCAACCACAACGTGCGACCAGAGGTAACTGCCTTGCGCTCGTTCATCACTGCCTTAAGTTCAACTAGCTCGTTGAGTTCCACCCTGTTTAAGGGGCGGCCTTTAGCGCGAGTCCATAGCCAGTTTTGGTGTCCGATGACACGTTCAACTGTTTCCTTCCATGACTCAAAGACCGTACCCGCCTCGTCTTTGGGACGGTTGTAAGTCCGCCTTGTTAAAATGTTTGCTCTGGTACTTGGTATCAAGTCAGACTCCTATAGTAAGTATAAAATATAATGTGAGGAATGAACCTAAGAGCAGGACAAGTAAGAGTTCCCATTCAGGCCTTTGTGGGGGATGTCTCATACGAGATCTCCCAACGAGGGTGGCTGGTAGCTGAGTCCTTTGATCACCTTCCCCGCTGTGTTTCTTACAGCAAAACCATCAGCATCGAGCTTGGTTAGGTTGGACGCATGGACACGGGTGAACGCTTCTTCAAGGGGCAAACTGATTGCTGCTGCAAGACCACTGATTGTGTACTGCACATCAGCTAACTCCTTGAGTAAGTCTGCTAAGTTCCATTCCCGTGGGTCATCGGTTGTTGCGATATGGACGAAGAGTTCTTCAACTTCTTCACACAGTTCCGTGACCTCCTCTACTATCATGTTCATGTGTAAGTTAAGCAGGTCGATAGCATCAACACGCTCCATCTCCTTAAGATCTGCACCCACTACCTGCCCCATTATTTTCTGGAAGCATCCTACTTTTTGTTCTCTAGTCATTGGTTATCTCCGATTCCAGTTCGATCAGCAGTTCAGCAAAATGGATGATCTTCTTAAGGTCTCCCACTCCACCCTTGGCTCTCCACCGAGTGGCATACTTGACGATGCAGCCTTCTATAAAGCCAAGGCCGTTAGCGTGGATGTATTGGATAGGCTGAATAGCCAGTGTCTTGTAGTGTCCGCCACCCTCCTGTTTATCCAGAGATGAAGTGGGAGACATTCCTGAGTTGCGCCGTGCTGTTGCTTCCTTCTTTGCGAAGGTTGACGGTGTCACGAAGTTACTCCATAGCGTTGTAAGTGTGTCTGTCTCGCCATAGACAGGCCGACATGTGGCACAGACACCTTCATCTATAGGCTCTTCTTCGTACTGACAGTTATCACATGTGTTCTCTACTGTGGTGTCCATAATTCAACCCTCTTTTCTTTAAAGTTATAGTCAGTGTTTCGGCAGATACGTGCGACTCTCGCTTGCTGGAGTGCGTGTGCTTCTGTGAGATCAGCTTTTAAAAAGTAGGACAAGACCGTCTGCCAAGGGGTGATTGATGCATCATATTTCTTCACCCACTTACTGCCTTCCTTGCCCTTGTCCTTGCCACGGGTGATAAGGTGCGGCTCATCCACAATCACATGCGGGTCATCACGAAGAATCCGCTCTGCTACCACCATGCCAATACCCTGACAGCCGCTATAACCATCAGTGGTGTCTCCAGCTAGTGTTTGGATCAGGTGAAACAGGTCAGCTTCTTCCTCAGTAACCTCGTAGATAACTGAGTCTGCGGTCTTGGTTGCCCAGCGATAGTGATGCCCAGGTATAGTCTTGAGATCCTTATCGATGGTTGCCATGATCTTCGTTCCTTTGATCAGGGTTGGGTGGGTAGCAAGGATGCCTAAGACATCATCACCCTCTAGTCCGTCCTTCTTGTAGACATCGTAGTTGTCCTCGATGTGCTGCTTAAGAACTGGGCGTAGCATGGGCTGCCGTTTGTCTGAGCGGTTGTGCTTGTACGAGGGGAGAACGTCATATCGGAAGTTGTTTGCGTGGGATAAAGCAACAATAAGTTTGTCTGCTTCCACTGCTTCTTGGAGTTTAGCTATCCAACCATCAAGTGATTGGATAGCCTCGTTCTCATCAGCGTGTAGAGTCCAGAACCCATTACCCCAATCAGTGGCCTCCTCTGCTGACTGTGCAAACTGGAAGATCGGGATGTCCCCGTCCAGTATTACTGTTCTCATAACAGAGTATCCACACCATCTACTTGCATCAGTAAGTAACGTGATAAAGAGAGGACTACTTTAGTCTGCCTTGTGGCATTGAGGGATGCTGACCACGAGGTGCGCCCTCCCGCAAAGAATAAAGGTACACCAGCGGTACTCAGTTTAGCGAAGTACCGATAGCGGTAAGGCTCAGTTATCGTGTCTCTGACAAGGCACTGGTCATCAACATTAAGGTAGTTCCACTTAGGTACTTTAACCAAGTCCGTGGGGGAAACTTTACAGCGGTGCTGCACCCCGTCAGCATAATGAAATAAGGTTGCCCCCTCATCCGTCAGGCTAATAACGCTACGATCTTTCGGGCGATTAAGAAATAAAATCTTAGCTATACCACCGTCTCGATACTGGTAAGTGTCTGTTAATGTAATCATGTGTTGTTACCTTGTAGTGTGGTGAGGCCGAGCGCAGTTATTAACCACGTTCTTCCAAAGTGTGAGTGAGCTTGCTGGGTAGTGAGGTAGCCGAAAGAAGCAGCGACTGCTACCTCATCGGCATATTCTCGTGCAATGTTTGACTTAGTTGTAAAGGGGTACAGCCATGCTGTGTTGAGAATGCTAGTGAGTCTCTGACCAGTTAGCTCCAATCTTATATTCGCCATCAATGGGGCATCTGAAGTTGAAGAACTCTCCTGCCTTTCTGAAGGATTGCACTGCAATTTGTCCGACATCATCGGCTATCTCCTCTCGTGCTAGGGTTTGGAATTCATCGTGGACATGAGCAACCATCTCGTAATCAATACCGTGTTGGTAACCTTTGGAACGAAGATCCTCGTTGAAAATGACAGTGGCTTTCTTAACTAAAATTGCCCCTGCTGACTGAAGCAAAGTATTTAATGCGGCATGTCCTGACCTGATGTGAAGGAGGCGACCGTCTAAACCCTTAATGGGATACAAGGTCTCAACTCTTTTGTCTTTCTTTCCTTGTACAGGCACGAAGGACACACGAACTGCCTTGGATCGAATGGCCTTGCGTAGCTCTGCTAATGCAGGGGTCTGCTCTAAGAAGCGTTTCTTTAGACCCTTACCAGCCTTCACGCCTCCCCCAATAATCTCGCCTATCTTGAGATCCCCCGCACCATACAAATAAGCGTAAATAAAAGTCTTCGCCTGGTTGCGATTTTTCAGACCAGCCGCCAGCATGTTCACCGTATGGATGTCCCCATTAAGGATCGTCTCCACGTAAGCACCTTGATCAAATCGTGCCATGTAGTGGCCTAAACATCTGAGTTCAAGACCACTTGCATCAGCACCAACCATCTTCCATCCAGCGGGTGCGTGGTATAACGCCCTGAACTCAGTGCCAAACTCAGCAGTGGATGAGGGTGTCTGTGCAACATTAGGTGACATGTGGGTGCATCGCCCAGTGACCGCCCCATTAGTAATCACCCTGCCGTAGATACGACCATCGGGTTTTACCAGTTTGAGGCATGCCATCCTGCCTTCAGCTAACTGTCCAATACGCTTTTGCAACATGAGGTAATCAGATATCTGCTTGGCTTCTGGGTACTTAAGTGTGCCTAAGATGTCAGAATCAACAGTAGGCTTACCGTCCTTACCAAACTCAGTGGGCTTCCAGCCGCGCAATGCTTGCAGCCGATTGGCTATGTGATCACGAGACCCAGCGTTGAACATTGTTAGACTGACTTTGCTATAGGTAAGGCCTTCAGTGGTAGTCTCCAGATACCCCGTCTTATCTCGCTTCTTGTCGTAGTTACCATGCCTGTTCTCAATGAACCTACTCATGGTGCGCTTGGGTGTGGTGTCCTTCCCTCTGATGAACCACGGCTGGAACAGTTGAGTTAGCTCTGCTTCTCGCTGCGCTCTACGTTTAGCCATCTCCAGATACAGACGCTCCCCTGCTTTAACATCGAAGGGTATGCCTGATAACTCTTGGTGGTGTATCTCATATTGAAACTCATGCTCTAGCTTGGTTGCTATTACTGAGTAGTTCTTGTGTAGTACTGCCCTGTATAAAGCATGGGTCACTTCAACATCAAGTTCACAATACTCCTGCATACGGACGTTCCAACTTGCCCACGGGTCAAGACCTTCAGCCTCCATCTCCTTGGAGTAGTCCCCCTTGTGCAACCTGAGTCGGTGTCCCCATGCTTCTAAGCCATGAGACCCGATAAGTTTCCCAAGGAATTCAGGGTTCTTTATACGGAACGTGAAGTCCCTATCCTTTAAGTTAGTCCAGATCAGTCGAGAGAGAACTAGGGTATCCGTGACCTTGCTCTCTTGGATTCT